TAAAGCTTTTAGTTGACCTTTACGTTCTTGTAGTTCTTCGCCACTAGAGATAGTGGTTATGTCCGCTACTGCGTCTCTATACTCTTTAGCGTCTTCCAGCAGAGTTTTCCATCCTGGATGACTCATAAGGTCAAAACGCTCTTCGTAGTACTTTAGTAACTTAGTAGTATCCATTGTTGTTATTTTACCACAGTAAAAATATTGTTGTAAAGAGCCTTGACTACGTAAGTAAAACGTGTTACAATAACCATTTCGGGAGACTCTATGAAATCAATGCACTTTGCTAAAAGTAAGTTAACACCAGAAGAAAGATTAGATCTTGTTTGTCGTTTAGTTCTTCTAGGTAAACAAACTGATGAAATCAGGGTTGATCTAGGTAATGTCAGTCGTCAACGAGTACATCAGTTGTTTAACAAGTTAGTGTCTTTAGGTAGACTTACGTACGAACAATTACCTAGACAAGCTACGTTACTGAAGAGACGATCTAGTTACAAACAGAAGTGGGGGCATTTCCCTGAAGAATCTTATGTCCGTGCTGATGAGTTCTACCAGATCATTAGAGAAAAGTTCAGACGTAAGAAAGCATCTAACTACAAACATGATTGGGATATAGAGTTCAATGACCTAACATTCCCTACTCATTGTCCAATATTAGGTATTGAGTTAGACTACCTAGCTAGTTTCCGTTCAGACAACTCTCCAAGCTTTGATAGGATTGATTCCTCTAAAGGATACATCAAAGGAAACGTAGTTATCTTATCTTGGAGAGCTAACCGTATTAAGAATGATGGTACTGCTGAAGAACATCAAAAGATAGCAGACTTTATGCGATCTGTGATGTAGTAAACATAGTTACCTGATCTGTAGTCAGTAATGTAGGTAGATCTATAGGCTCTACAGTACCTCAGGCACTCTCAACCCAAGAAGTTGTATCTTCATCCCATGTGTACAGTTGACCATCAGTGGGCATCGCTACCGGAGGTTCCCACTGAGCGTCTGCGTTAAGTAACCATGACGGGAATGGCTTAGGCGGTACAAACGCATCAATATCTGCTCTGTACATATAACCAATACCAGCATAGTTTTTTCTAAAGTTACCGTTGTAAGAGGTTTGCTTCCAGACACCACCAAGAATCTTCTCAAGATGTGCGGCGCCGATATGTTCTTTTTCTACACCTTCAGCATCAGAAGTATCTTTGTTATCAACAACCACTACTTGAGTAACAATGTTGTTCTCATCAATCTTTGCGAAGTGAGCCATTACGCCTCCAGCTTTAATCCAGTTAAATCCATTTCTTCCCCGACGACACCGACAGGGAAGGTATTAAACGATAGTGAAATCCGAGTGTCATCGCCTTTGACTTCAGGAACCATGTGCGTCAATGACGATGGAAACAGAATCAATCTTCCTGCATAAGCCTCAAACCACCAAGACTCTGAGTTGTATGCGTTCCACTGCTCCGGCGGAAACTTGATCTGCTGCCAGCCGTCTTTGTAAAAGTAAATCTTGTCATCAGCGTTAGTCTGCACATAAAACACACCACTAATGTAGCTATTAGGATGTGCATGTTTGTGATGATATTGCCCAGGCTCTGAGTAGTTACACCAGCTTTGGGTAACTCGTAGGCTGACATTGTGCTTGGGATTGACTGTGCTTTTGAAGTAATCCGACACTGCATCTTCTATGAATGAGCGTAGGGACGTTAGCGCAGGGTCACGCAGCACAAAGTTGTTCGTGCTTGTGGTGTTACCCATGTTGGGTCGTGTTGGTAGCTCACGGATGAAGAACAACTCCTCATCGCTTAGAGGTCTATTAAGCTCTGCAAAGCCTACAGGGATGGGAAATAAGTTATGCAACTGCACGTTCAAATTCCTCACGGGCTATGCCCATCTCTTTCAGTTGCTCATCGGTGTAAATCGTTGGGATGCTGTCCTCAAACTCTTTGATCTTGTCAATGACCCAATACACTTCTTCAATGCTTGGGCATGGCCGTGGATCATCCCACCTTGTAAAGACGTTGTTTGATATTTCCCACTTTGCACCTGGACGAAGCAAGTGCATGGCTGTGTCGATTCCAAGAAATTTGTAAACTTTTGTAGTCATGTTATTGATTGATTTTGATGATTACGATACCGGAGCCACCTGCGCCACCGGGTCTTGTCGTTGGGGAAGCGCCAGCACCACCGCCACCACCGCCACCTGTATTAGCAGTTCCTGATGCTCCGTTTACTTGTGGGCTTTCTCTACCGCCTGTACCACCCCCGCCAGAGCCGCCGCTTCCTTGTGTTCCTTGATATGCAGCACCTCCACCGCCTCCTGCGTAAGTTGTGCTACTGCCGCTTATAGTGGAAGACGTTCCGTTGCCTCCGTTGCCACCACTTCCAGGTAAAACATTAGACCCCTGTTGACCAGCCTGAGAAGATCCACCCCCACCACCACCACCACCAAAAGTGCCATTAGCACCATCATTCCCTTGCCCTGGAGCGGCAGGTGCGCCATTACCACCGGCTGAAGAAGCGTTCGGAGTATTACCCGTCCCTTTCGTTCCATTAGAAGGGGTTCCTGGGTGGTAAGAGCCACCGCCACCACCGGAGCCACCGTTATTACCATTTCCACCTCCTACTGGTGACGAAATAACCCTACCTCCTCCGCCGCCACCATAAGACTTAAACGTATTCGTTCCAGCTCCTGAAGGACTTTCCGCTATCGGTGCGCCAGCTATAGAAGAGTCTTCTCCATTAGACCCATTTGCACTTGCACCACCGCCAGCACCACCTGCGCCAACCGTAATTGTGTAAACACCGTCAGAGTTAGGCCCGCCGGTAGAAGAAACCGTTAATCCAGTTCCAGTTCTAAACCCTCCTGCGCCACCACCACCGCATTGTCCGCCTGTGTTTTCTCCACCGCCACCACCACCACCAGCAACCACAAGATAGTCAACGCTGGTTACACCTGTCGGGCATTTCCAAGTGGTAGTGCCTTTGAACGTAAATACGGTTTGGGATGCTACGGTGTACTTGAGGATAACAATGCCGGAGCCGCCTGTACCACCAGTACTTCTAATAACACTTGGATTTACTCTAACAGCGCCGCCACCACCGCCACCTCCAGTATTTACAGTGCCGCTAGTTCCATTAACTTGACCACTTACAGCGTTACCACCAGCGCCACCGCCGCCAGTACCACCTGCGCCTCCAGCGGTGACCCCGCTACGGTCATCGGTAGTTCCACCACCACCTCCAGCATATGTAACAGAAATTCCACTAATAGTTGAAGTTGAACCATTGCCCCCAACACCAGCAGCGCCAGCAGGACTACTGTTACCGCCAGATGCACCTGCACCACCTCCACCACCAGAATTTATCCACGCAAATCCAGGCGCTGCAGCTCCTTTTCCTCCATCACTTCCTTGTGATGGTGTTGTTGAGGGAGTATTTCCAGAACCTCCTACTGGGTGCGTAGAAGATGAACCTCCACCAGAACCACCAGAATTTCCAGAAACAGCCGATTCGGAACCACCACCTCCACCGCCATATGCTTTGAATGTGTTTGTACCAGCTCCAGAAGGATTCTCAGCAATAGGTGCTCCAGCAATTGAAGAGTCTCCTCCTGTCCCACCTTTGTCTGTTGCTGTTGCGCCTCCAGAAGTACCGCCAGCACCTACTGTAATTGTGTAAGAAGTCCCTTCGGTGACAGAAAGGCCGGTGCCTGTCCTATAACCACCAGCGCCACCACCACCACCAAAGGAATATCCGCCACCCCCACCACCACCAGCCACAACCAAATACTCAACCTCTGTAACACCAGTAGGGCAAGTCCAAGTAGACGTAGCGGTAAAGGTTTGGACGACGGTGTATCCAGCCGATCCTCTAAAGGCAGCGGCAATCATTGCCGATAATGCGCCAGCCATCAGGTTACTCCCGCACCAGAAACATACCAAGTATCAGTAGCTACTTTTAACAAGGTAGCCATACCTTTTGTTGCTACCGTCCTGTTACCTGTTGCACCGTTAGCTAACTGAAACGTTACACCAGCACCGGATATGGTCAAGTTACCGGAGTTGTTATTTACAACAAGAAGAACAGTTCCTGTAGGAAATGCTACAGAAGCGTTGGTTGGAACTGTAAGTGTTGCTGTAGATCCACCAGTAAAGTAAACATGATCACCAGCATCACCAAGCACTAGCGTATAAGTAGAACCTGATTGACTGTTTTGAGGAGCATTTAAGTAACCAACTTGATTCGTACCATCAGGACCAGTTAACGTGTTGTTACTAGCGGATATAGTCTTGTTAGTTAGTGTCTGAGCAGTGCTAAGGGTTACTTCGCCATTAGTCCCATCAGTTCCTTTAGATGCTAATACAGACCAATACGTTGTGTTAGTGGGTAGGTTACCTGTACTTTGTAGGATGCATACATAAGTAGAACCGTTGTATGTAGCTACATCATTAGGATAGTACGTTGTACCACCAGCGTAAGCACCTTGGAAAGTCAATGTAGCATAGCCAAGGCTGTTCCACGCAGTAGATCCATTACCTACTTTGAACTTAGTTAATGATGTATCAACACCTACTTCACCGGAAGCTAGTGTTGGGTTAGCAGTAGACCACTGAGAAGTAGTTCCACGGCGTAGTTGTACTTGAACTGGCATTACGGTGTTCCTCCATCAATAGGATCAACGGCAAGGTAGCTACTATCTGGAGCACCTCCGTCTAAATTTGTACTTCCTCCACCACCTCCACCGGATACGGTAGACCATGTGAAAGCAGACCCACTCCACTTAAGATAAGTATCTGATGTTGTTGGTGCGGTGATAAAAGTTGTTGTGTTTGATCCGCTTTGATAAGCAATTCTGTTGGCAGCACCACCAAGTAAGTTAGTAGCTGAACCAGCGCTACCAAGCACATCAATGTTCCAAGTACCTGTTGCATTAGTACCTGTTGTTGATGGTGAGCCTACTGTGTTATAACTAATTGTTCGTGCTACAGACCCATCAAAGGTAGTTCCTGAAGCAGCCCCAGTACCGCTATTGTCAAATGTAGCGGCATATGTTGTTGTACCGCCTCCACCACCTGTACCGTTAGCTGCTGATGTGATACGACCTTGTGCATCAACAGTGATGTTAGCGTTGGTGTACGAACCTGCTGTAACTGCTGTGTTCGCTAAGTTAATGGTTCTGTTAGCGGACAAGTCACCACCACCAGACAACCCAGTACCAGCAGTAATGGTTGTTACTCCTACCGCATAACCAGCCGTAGCATGATTACCCCATCCATAAGCAGTATCCCAATCAGTTTGCTTTGATGTGGTAGGGATCGCATAACCAGCTGTATTCGATATTGCTAACGTACCTGCTGATGTTACTGGTGATCCTGTTACAGTTAACCCCGTAGGCACTGACAAAGCTACTGAAGTTACTGTACCGTTTCCAGACAAAGCAGCGATGTTGCTGAGTGTTGTCTTTACAGTGTTACCGCCTTGTACGATAGGTACAACTTCAGTACCAGCCAATGCTGATGCATTTGATAGTGCTGATATCTTTACGTCAGCCATGTCTACTCCATGATAATGTAGTCACCAGCTTCTGTGGTGAGGAAATCACCGTTTTCAGTAGCCAGGATGTTCGAAACACTAAGCCAACCAAGTAAGTAAGTAAACGAAGCTTTCTTCCATTGTCCGTCTTGTCTAACAAGAAAGTATTCTGGTACAGGGTCTTCCGTAGCATCAGGTAAACCATCTAATCCAAACTGCTGTGTATTCTGAATGTATATGTTGTCTTTGGACTTAGAAGTTTGTGGTAACTCACCAGCACTGACTTCAATACCATTAGACAACTTAAGTACCAGTGAGTTGTCAATGTCAATGTAAGCATCAACAACTGATACACCATCTTTTCCTGGTTTACCGTCTATACCATCTTTACCGTCAACACCATCTCTACCATCTTTTCCTGGTAGTCCGTCTTTACCAGGGTTACCTTTATCACCTTTAGGACCTTGTTTACCTTGTGGTCCTTCTAGTTTACTGATGGTTTCTGCTTTAGAGTCTAGCTCACTTACTTTCTTCTTTAACTTACCAACAACAGCAGCTAGCTGTAGTAGTTTTTCCTCATCCATGATTACTCACCAAGAGCATCGGTAAACTGCTTATCTACCTGCTTTTTAGTCTCCATTTGCATCTTGGCTATGTTTTCATTGCTTTTGATATCTTCTTCCTTCAACATTAACTCAGCAATCTTGATTCTACGTTGGAATTCACGCTCTGCTGAGTCATCGTTGTTAGGAAGGTTCTGAGTGGCTGCATTAACGATCTTAGCTCTTACCTCTTCAGGCATTAACTGAGCCTCTATAGACGCTTTCTGAGCCTCTGCTGCTGCTTTCTGTGCTCTGGCTTGTTTTTCCTGTACGGTAGCCTGTGCATCAGCCAATTGAAGCTGTGTAGCTTGCTGTTGAGCCTGTTGTTGCTCAGGATTTGGCTGTGTTAGTTGCTGAAGTTGCTGTAGTAAGCTCTCACGGTTAGGTAATGATGAGTATTCAACGATACCTTGCAACAATAACGGTACGATAGGACTGTTTGGACCTAACGTAGACATCATTGCCATCATTTGAGCCTGTTCAAACTCTCTAGCAACCATCCCTAGCGTACCTGTTGGGATAAATTCAAAGTCTTTTACAGGATAACGGTCAGGAGCAAACTGCATATACCGCCATGCAGCCTTCTGTACGAACGGAATAAGGAAATCTTCTTGGAAATTCACCAAAGAACGCTTGTTCTTTTTGATAATACCACTAACAGCCATCGCTAAACCAGCCGCTGCTGCATCACCACCACTAACTTGAGCAGGTAAGTTAGCTGTATCTAACGTACCTGTAGCCTGTAGCATCATTCTTTCGAAGATTTGAGCTGTTTCGATGTTGGATTTGTCCGTAACACCGAACTTAAAGGGTTGTAGAATCTCTGATGGGTTACCATTGACAAGGATATTCTTCCCTGGTTTGATCTCAAACTTCTGTCCACGAGGTAATCTAGAGGCATCTATAGCCATCATAGGAGCTGCTGTAAGCCCTAAAGAGTCTACATGGCTACGAATCTGTGCATCAACAGCCTTTTGCATGTTGTATGCCTTCTCAGCCGTTCCACGACCCCAGAAACGACCAGGAACGCTATCAGCTTGGTAGGCAACAACAGGTCTGTCCTGCATCATGAAGGGGTTTTCTTCAGCTTTGAGTAGATCTTCTCCGTTAGCAATAACGATCAAAGCCTCTACCATCTCTGAATACAACTCATCATCTTCAAAAGATAAGTCATCAGGGTTATCTAACAACTTCTTAGGTACTAAACCATAGTAACGAAGTAGTAATACCTTATCTGATTGATAGTAAGTTAAGTCTTGGTTAGGCTCTAGGTCAGTGTCTAAGGATGCTTCGCCGATAGCAACCTTTTTATAAACACCATCTTCCATGCCTTTGATGACTGCATGTCTACCTACATACTCTTCGATAGCACAACCCATTGCATCATCAATGGTGGTTGCGTTAGGATCAACAAGGAAGTTACGTGGATTGATAGGTTTTAAGTCTACTGATACTCTATAGTTCGTGTTAACACCAATCATAGCCAATCCAGGCTGTGCTGTAGGCTGTGTTGCTGGTGTTAGACTCTTCTTTTGTTTGACAATGATCTCACCAATACCAGTACCGTAGATCTCTGCTAAGGTCATGATCTGACCAATATTCTTACGTACTTTATCTTTCTTGAAATCTTCGGACAACAAAGACTTCATCTTCTCAACATCAGTCTTATCCTGATCACTGATGTCATCGCTGATGTCAAAGAATACACCTTTAGCGAACACAGCTTCTTCAAGATCAGCTTGTTTGTTATCTACTGCTTGCTGTAGGGCAGGGCTAATAAGCCTTGAACGCTCAGAATCCCTTGTTTTATCTTCATCAGCATAAAGACCTCGCCAGAGACGCTCATACTCATCCCAGCGATCCATGTAGTTCTCATCCCTGTAGTTACGCCAATCGTTACAGCGATCCATGACGAAGGCTACTAAGGCATTCTGAGGTGTGATTTCAGATTCAAATTTCATTGTCACCAACCTATTGTTGTGTCTAGGACTTCGTACTCTTCTTCATTCAAGTTCTGATTCCAATCTGCTACCTGTATTTGATCAATGTAACTAACAGCATCTATTAAGTCATCATGCGTTTTGCTATCAGGAAACTGCATCAGTTGGTCTATAAACTTGTTATTCCAATCA